CTGCGATCCATTGCTTTTGTGAACTCTTTGTCACGCGCCGCCAAGATGATGTTTAATTGTTCTGCATTAATTGCCATCGACTCGCCTCACCAGCTCTTTGTAGTCACCCGAAGTCATGGCTTCTCCGCCAGCCTCTTTCGGTGAATGTGCATCAGACCAACCCTTAAATGCAACCCATGTATCTTTCGGGATCATATCACGAATTTCTTCTGGATGTAAGCCAGCTATAATTCCGTTGCCGATCATAGACCTCACATTTAATCGGCTATGTCTTCGACCTCCGTCTTTTTTTTTAATTCTTTCTCTTCGCCAACGTCAGGCATAAAGGCAACGCCAAGAAGGGCTTGAGCGATTTGATAAAGCCTCATTAGGTCTTCTGGAGTGCAGTCGCTGATAACCGCATCAGCCTGCGCATCCTTCATCCCACCGCCGACTAGGCCCAGGGCCACAAGGTCGCGAACCTCTTTGCTCGTCGGTTTAGTCCCTCGGCTGAAAAATCCATCCCAAAGGTCAAAAATACCGCGATATTTATCTTCAAACCGCTCAATCTCACGATTGCGGAGCTTGAAAGAATAAGTGGCATCGCCGAGAGTTTCGACAATGCCACCTCGCTGTGCTTCAGCAGTAATAGCCATTATGCCGCTGTGAACGTCACTGTGCCATTGCTTTCAAGAGAGATGGAATAAGTAACGCCACCCTCAGTCTCGCCGCCAAATTCCAAAGATGAGATGCGGAAAGCGCCAGCATATGTACCAAAGTCAGGAACAACAATTTGCATGTTTACTGAATTGTCAGCCGCCATTGCAACAGTATTCATCCGAGCTTCTGCTGTACTGTCCTCAAAGAACCCATCGCCAGAGACGCTGACGTTCTTTAAACCAGCCAAGGTGGCTGTAAACAACGCGCCTTCTGGCGTTGTGCAGTCAGGAGTTGTCACATCAATCGAAGAATTGTTGATTGTGAGGGATTTGGAATTCAAACCACAAAGGTTTGCAAAAGTTTCTGATGCTTCGCCATCGCCGATTTTGACCAGCAAGGCGCGTCCGAGTTGTTTAGCCATAACTGGCCTCCATTGTTGTGCGCTTGCCCAGAGCGCCGGAGTTTAGGCGGTGTCAAGCATAGCTTGAAGCGAAATGACAGCCGTAAAACCACGGCCCTCACTATCTCTTGTAACCGATATGGCCTCAAATATCAATTCGACTAAGTTGTAGCCTGCAATTGAAACAAACGCTTCCTGACGATGCAATGCAGCCTGAACTGCCTCTGCAACTCTTGTGGCTTCCACTCGACCTGACGGGCTGCGAGAGTGAGCCTCAAGGCTGATGTCAACCAAGGCTCCTTGAGCGGTATCAGTGTCAAAGGCATTCGGTTGAATTGTGTTAAATCTCAAGTATGGAAAAACAACATCCTGCGGAGGCTCATCATAAATTCGGTTTGAGACCAGAGAAGTAACGCCAGAATTTGCCTTCAAAGCAGATAAGATCCCAACTTGAGTTGCCAGTGCGTACCCGTCAGCCATTGGTCGCATCCTTAATAGCTTTGTTTAAGTTCCTCGCAACTGTTCGCTTGTGCCGATCTTCTACCATACTTTTGACTTCCTTGCGGAACTGATAACCAAACCTCATGTTTCCATAGCCATAGTTGATAGAGCTTGCGGCCAAACCTTCGCTAAAGTCCCCATCATAAAAGTTAATAAAGCCAAATATTTCGCCAGACTTTACAATTACATTTCCATTTATTCCCTTTTTCAAGTCACCGTCGGCGACAGGAACAATTGATCTAGCCTTTCTGACGCCATAATTAACTGATCTCTCAATAGAGTTTTCCAAAGCCTTGTGGGCCTCTTTTGGCAAATCTTTCATTTGCTTCATCAGCTTTTTATGACCAGTAATCTTCACGCCGCCACACCTTTCTCAAGAATAAACTCAATCAAGGTGTCCTTGGCATCAACTTGCATAACATCCTTGATTGCCCAAGTGATGCCTCGCGCAACAACGCGATCCGCAGAAGTTATGGCTGAGGTTGTGCTGTCTGATCTAACACGCATTGTCGCCAAAGCCACATCGCTCAAAACGCCGCCATTTATACGTTCACGACCCTTCTGCTCTCGCAGGTCAGCCGATCTAGTGGCCAGAGCAGTCCATCCGCTATACACGTTGCCATAGTCATCAGCAGCACCCTCTAAGAGGCGCTGGAAGACAACTCGGTCACGCATTAGGCCAGCCTTAACCATACCAAGAAATCCTGTGAATGTTTAAGATTTCCTCATATCCGAATGGAATATCTGAAAGCTCGTCAACGGCAGTTTGCTCGCGGTTGTCATACCAGTGGCCAATAAGAAGCATGAGAGCGTGTCGAACTGTTTGAGGCACATCCGATGCCTCGTCGCCGTATCCGATCTCATACTCAATTTTTATTGCGTCTGCACGTTGCTGCGCAGTAGGCCAAGAAAACCCAGCCTTTGGGCTGAGAGTGGTGGCAAATTCAGTGCCGAAGACTTGATAGTTATCGACAACATCGTCCTGAAGAACGCCTGCCTCGTCATAATACTTCACCCCTGTCACGCTCTGAACAGGGCCAAGTGCTAAATAAACATTTTGAGGCGGATTTGGCTTTATCCATTGCCCCCATTTTTGAGTAATCATAGCCTGACCGAGAGCGCCACGCACATCTGTATATGCGATGGCGACATCAATCAGTCGCGTCAGCATCGCGTCATCGTCATCATGCTCAACCCGCAGTTGCTCCTTGACCTCCGACAAAGAGATCGGATTGACCAAAGGAGCGTCAACTAGCTCAAGTGAGTGATGCGATAAGAGAGGCTGGACCATGACTTATTCCTCGGAAACCGCCTTGCGGATTTTCATTTTCTTTGTGGCTCGCTCAATCTTTGTTGGAGCTGCCGCAATAGCTTCGGCGATGCCAGCTTCAATGAAGCGATTGGCCTCTGACTCGTTGCAGTCAATTTCATCACCAGCGTTGTGACTGAAGTTTATTCCTGCCATTCCTGTTAGCAAACGAACTTTCATCAAAAAATCCCCTTATGTGAAAGGGCGGGACCGAAGCCCCACCCAGTTATTTATGCACAAGCGAGGTGCTTGATTGCAGCGGTGTTGGACAATACGCCGTCGAAGCGGATGTAACCCAAGATGCCGTAATCAGGTGCGAAACGCTCACGCGCAACGTAGATGGAAGGTGCGCCCACTTTGCGAACGTAGAACTTGGACATATCACCAAACAACATGACTTTGTTGCCTGTGCCAAGATCAGCCATTGCTTGGTTTACAACTACGTTGTAGCCGAGCAAGTTCTGTGGGACGTTGGCCTGGTAGTTGCCCATCTGCCAGAGGTAGTTGCCATTGCCGTCTTTCAGCTTACGAACAGCAGCAAGTGTGCTGTCGTTCATCATGATGGCTGTGGAAGGCGAGTTGCGGTATGCTGGGTCAACAGAGTGAATAAGATCAATGATCTCGTCTGCTGTCACGGCTGCAACTGCGGCTGCTGTTTTACCAACGGCTGAGTTGGTCACAATGCCTTCAACGTCAGAAGAACCTGAACCAGTTGTCAGCTTGTTGTTGGCGATACGACCAAGGCGCTCACCGATCAACTCGCCCAACAGGCTTTCCATGTTCAAGATGCTGTCAGCGTTCAACTCAGCAGACCAACGGATCCACTCGGAGTCAAAAGCAAATGCGCCAACGGACTTCTGACCGAAGGTTGCATCTTTTCCGCCATCATCTGTCGGCTGTGTGCCTTCAGTGTGAGCAACAGCAGTAACGGCTGTGTCATCAACAGTCGGAATGTTGAACTGACGGCCATCGGCAGAATTGATAACTGTGAACAATGTGCTGTCATACATTGGGCCAGTTGCAATCATTGACTTCTCAATGAATGTCGCCAGCTCAGTTGGGACAGTGTAACCACCAGCAGAGTCAGTGGAACCGACTTGCGCACGCTTTTCACGCAATACGTTGCGAACTTCTGCGTCAACAAAAGCATCACCACCAGCAGCAATCATTTCAGCGAAAGCAGCGCGGTAATCCATTTTGAAGCCTTCGTCTACGGCTGGCGCAGAACGGTCTTCGAATGTTGGACGACGATCAAGATCAACGCTATCACCAGCACGAAGAGCGGCTTCAACTTTTTGCAGGCGCTCAACTTTTGCTGCCAGCTTGTCATGATCGGCCATCATGGCGTCAAATTCACGCTCCACTTCAGAAGCGCGAGCCTCTGGAGTTTCGTCGGTCACTTCGTTCAATTTGGAACGGGCCTCGGTGGCAATGTTTGCCATTTGCTCCCGCAGTGTTTTAAGATCAGCCATTTTGGCCTCCTTCTAAAATGCCTTGCCCAAGGGCGGGGGAAATAAACGGGCAAACAGCGGGAACCGCCGTTATCTCGTCAAAACTTAGCCTTCATGCGAAGTCGCCTCGCAGCTTGGTTTTTTGTTTCTTTAGCACGATGAGCCTCAAGGGAGCGCAGACCGATTTCTGTGCCGTCGTAAGCTGGGGTCGTAACAATGGCAACATCGTGAAGTTGCAGGTCTTGGATCATGCGCTTTGGCATATCACCACTGTCGTCCCACTCTTGACGGGTGGGAATGAATGCAAAAGACATTTTGTCCAAGTCTCCGCGCTTCATCTTTGGAACAATGCTGCGAACATCTGGGTCAGAACCATCAAGCTCTGTCTCAATAAACAAGCCACGCTCGTCCTGAGTTAGACGCAAGGTTCCTGACCGGGTTCGCGCCAACGGCAGGCCATCGTGGTTAATGAGAAACACAACATCATCCTGACGCTCAAGTGCGCTTGTGAAAGCGCCTTGCTCTATTACCTCAGTGAACATACCAGCAATGTTTGTCTCTTCGCCAAAAACTGCGGCATAACCCGAAACTCGGATGGCTTGATCTTCATCCTCACGAACTTCGAGAGGCTGCGCTATTGCGCGAATTTCACGTTCAGCCATCTTGGCCTCCATATGTTTTGTGGAATATAGCACAGAAGCCTGACCCTCGTCCACACGGGAGCGATCATCGTCTTCCTGCTCCAGAATTCGGCTCGCCCAAGACTTTCCAGAATCGCCCGACCAAAGCGCCCAAGCGATCCTTCCATTGCTAGGATAGCCGTCCTCACCTGGCCGGAAACCTTCAGCTTCCTTATCAACTTCATGACGCGCAAAATAGCTAGACATTCGTCTCACTGTGTCTAGGCTGAGGTTTTCCTTGTTGGAAATGTCTCGTGCGCGAGCAATTCCGACCTCAGTACCGCCACGACCAAACTCTCTACGCCATGCAAGACCACGCTCGGCCTCTTTAGCCATTGCGTCATTCGGTTTCGGCATCAGTACCTCCGCCCTGATTGCTTATTGGCACGGTCGCGCCTTGTATCATCAGGTCATCGCCGCCCGAGAGCGGAGACATATTCTCAATCGTGCGAACTTCATTCGGAGTGCGGATTGCGTTCTGGATGGTTGTGGCGTGAGCCTCCATGCGAGTCTTAAAGTCGCCGCGCAGCAAGCCGTCCACATTGAACTCAATGTATTGCTTAGACCCACGCGGGAACAGCTTGAGGTTCATTTCTTGCTCAACTTGCTCAATCCAACGCTTCAAAGTGTGTTTTACAAAGTGCAAATCTTGCTGCTCAGTGTTGCTAAATGTGCCATGCGTCAAATCTTGCAAAAACACAGGCGGCAGGCTGTAAATGCGTGCAATCTGCTCAATACTAAAACGCTGCAACTCAAGAAGCTGCATTTGCTCTGGGTTGAAGCCAATTTGCTTCATTTCGTGACCCATTGGCAGTGCCATCACAGGCCGACCTTCACGCGCCAGCTTGGCAGTGGTCTTGGCAACGTCATCAGATGCCCGTGCAGCCGCAGCGCCGCTCTGAAATGGCCCTTGCAGGACAACAGGAGGAATGCCGCCAGATTGAAACGCCTTTGCGCCATATCTGCTGGCCGCGATAGCCATGCCAATCGCGTCTCGGTTTGTTGCAATCGGACCACGAACATCCAAGCCGTTTGATTTTAACATAAAAGGAACGTCAATCACTTCACTGGCTGAATATGTTTGACCATTGTGCAAGTAAACGCGAACCTGTCTGCGGCCCTCTGTACGATGCTCAACCCGAGTATATTTAGGATCAAGTGGCCAAAGGTTTTTTACTGCACCATTTTGAGAACGCTCAATGTAAGTCACACAGCGACCACCAGTGAAAACTTGGTCAAACATATATTTGCGCCACTCAAAAGATGACATGCTGTCATTTATGGCGTCATGCAAAATACCCTCAAGCGGTCCAGAAGCCTTAACACGACCCTTGTTGGTCTTGCGGTAGACATGCAAAGGCAATCCTGCCAATGTCCCGCTGAGAAAGTTGACCGCTGCCCAAACAGCTGGGACACCAAGGGCTGTGTCAGTGTTTACCGTAACGCCAGCAGAGGCCGACATCTCTCCCCAGCCCATAACTTGCAGAAAATCCTCTGCTGATACAGGTGAGCTTGGGTTTTCTAAGTTGCGACTTTCCGGTCTGCGAAAGCGGTCAAATAAAGCCATCTACGAGCGTCCTCGATGTTTGTTGCAAATTAACATATTAAACCGCAATCGTAAAGGCTGGGTCATCCCATGGCGAAGATGACATAACTTGCTCATCGTGAGATGAGGCACCCAATGCCATAGCCAACGCCACTAAGCCGTCAATTTTGCTGACACTTTTGCTTTTATTTAACTTTCTATTGCCAGCCGGATCACGCTCTGCGACAGCTCCGGCAGCACACATATTCAATATCGGATTGCCGCCGTGGTGCAACTTTCTTTCAGCGACTAACCTCTCCAGCTTATCAACCGCAGGAGCCATATCCTTGAACCCCTGACCAAACGCGATCATCGGAACCTGCGCACCGATTGCATCCAGCTCACGCTGAAAGTCGTTTATCCGCCAGCGGTCATAAGCCAGAAGCGTTATGTCGTATCGCTCGGAAGCCTCAGCAACCGCCCGAGCAACCACTGCTGGGATTATAACCGGGCCATCAATCAAAGTCAGAAAGCCCTGATCTGCCCACAAGTCATAAGGAACTTTATCATTTTTGGATTTCTCACGAATACCATCAGACGGCAAAAAGAACTGCGGGACAATGTGATAGCCGTCATCAACAGGAAACGCCATCACAAAAGCAGTTAAATCTCGGCTGGCCGACAGATCAAGACCAGCATAACAGCTCATGCCAGTCTGCACCTCTGGCTCGGATCTGTTGGCCTCCCATTCGGATCTGGACAAGAACGGCGATGTCGCCTCAATTCGTTGGTTCAAGAAAAGCCACCGAAAGCTGTTTTCCTTTGCTGGAAGACGAGCAGCCTGCTTTGCAAAGTCTTGGATGTCTTTTAGGCTGCGGAACTCGCCCAGCGCCGGGTTCGCCGACTTCCAAGCAGCTTTGTCCATGACCTCGCAGTCCTCTGGCGCGGTGTACAAGTGACAAACAATTCGCTTGTCTTTGGCGTTCTTCGCATCATCAAGCCAAATGCTAAAAAGATCGCCATCTGTCGCTGCCTGCGTGCTAATAGCAATCAACAAAGGGTCATCGTGAGCGCCCTGCGCAGTTTCGATTGCCTCGATGAAACTATCTGTCGGACCTCTGACTTGGCCGACTTCATCCAAAATAGCCAAAACAGGCGACAAGCCGTGAGCGGTTCCAGCCTCCGCGCTGATCGCTTTGTATTCAACATTCATCGGCAGACCAACCAGAGACTTCTGACTAGGTACAATTTTGATTATCTGAGACAGGCGAGGCGAAAGCCGCACCATCTTTTCAGCCAGCTTGAAAACAAGCGCAGCCTGATCTCGGCTTCGTGCGCCGCTTGTGATCTGGCTGTTCTGCCTGGCCTCTGGTCCAACTATGTGAGCCAAGAGGATTGCAGCTATCAAAGCAGACTTGCCATTCTTTCGGCCAACGCTCAGATAAGCTCGGCTCGTTCCTTTTGGATTGTCATAAATATCCAAGATAAATTTGCGCTGGAATTTCATTAACTTCAAGGGCTTGCCGACCAGCTTGCCCTCCGGCACCGGGCAAAAAGCCTCAATAAATTGACAAACTTTCTCCCCGCGCGTTGTCATGCACTCTGCTCCATCTTCGCCCAATGCAGCTTTTTAGATGCTCTGACAACACTTCTGCGCTGCGCACCACTTTCAAATACAGCCTTTGCGGCGCTCTCGTTAGTTAATATCAAGTCTAAAAGGCGCTCCACATTTTCGGCCTCGTCCGGCTGAAGGGATAAAGTTATCATGCTGAAAGCTCCTCATAGGTCTTTCCGCTTTCGGCATGAGTCGCCTTTTCGCCAGTGAAATCCTGCCAGCGTTTGATGATGACATCGCAGTATTTTGGGTCTAGTTCCATCATGCGGCAATCGCGGGATGTCTTTTCGCAGGCAATAAGCGTAGAGCCTGATCCGCCGAAAAGGTCTAGGACAATTCCATTCACGTCGCTGCTGTTCTCCAGCGCTCTCTGGCAAAGTTCAACAGGTTTCATCGTCGGATGAACCTTTGTCTCGTCCGTCCTGTCGCACTTCCAGATGGTTGTTTGCTTGCGGTCCTTGACACGAACGCGTCCTTTTCCTTCCTTCCATCCATACAGGCAAGGCTCGTTTTGAGAATGATAGTCGCCCTGCGACATGGTCAAAGACGGTTTTACCCATTGAATTGTTGAAGGTCGAGCCTGTTTGAAGCCAGCCGACCTGAAGGCACTGATAAACTCAAGCGCTGTGATGTCAGCGTGCCAGACGTAAACATTGCTTCCCGATGCTAGTGCGTTGAAAGCACAAGAAAAAGCATCCTGCAAAAAAGCCTCAAGCTGCGCGTCCTTCAAGTGGTCATTAGGAACGCCCTCATAGTCGACGCCATAAGGAGGGTCTGTGTGGAGCATATTTGCCTTCCGTCCCGCCATTAGCTTCTCAACCGCATCAATGCTGGTGCTATCACCACACATCAGCCGATGCCGACCAAGCACCCAAACGTCTCCCTCAACAGTAACAGGAACCTCTGGAGCATCCGGCACTGCATCCTCATCGGTCAAACCCTCAGTGCCTTCCTCGCTGCGCAAAAGATCGACAAGCTCGTCTTCGCTAAAGCCCATCAACTCGCCAAAGTCTCCAGCCAAATCCTCAAGCTCAACTCGCAGCGCCTCATCATCCCAGCCTGCGTTTAGTGCCAGCTTGTTGTCCGCAATAACCAATGCGCGGCGCTTTCGATCATCAAGCCCAGTAACAACAACAGCCGGAACCTGATCCATCTTTGATTTTCTTGCAGCTAAAAGCCTGCCATGCCCAGCGATCAAATTGCTGTCCTGGTCGATCAAAATCGGATTGGTAAAACCAAACTCTCGAATGGAAGCGGCAAGCTGCGCCACCTGTTCGTCACTGTGCGTCCTGCTGTTCATTGCGTAAGGAATTAAGTCCTCAACCTGAACAATCTTATGTTCGTAAAATTCCATCAGTTAGCCCTCGGCATTGCTATTAAATCGTTGTCATTAAAAGACTCCAATGTTTTCCCGGCGTCAATAGTGGTTCTCGCATAGCCATTTACAGTGCGAGGATCGCTGGCCATTTGGTTTAAAGACATTGACCGAATAACAGCCATTTGCCTTCTCTCAAGAGTGTCGATCACAGAGATCAATGGATTTGGAATTAATGTGCCACGCTTGTTCTGAATAAGGACGCCAGACCTATCTAGGGTTTCCTGGTGCTTTCGGATGTCAGCCTCCATTCGGACCACCTTGGCCAAAAGAAGCAAGTCCATGTCGCGCCAGTCCTCGCGTGCGCGTGCGCGCGTGAACTGTCCCCATATCACTAATTCTTCGTCGCTGCGCAATTCTACACCCTGCGGTAAAGGGACGCTTTCGATTGCACCTTTGAACCCACCGAGGGCGGCTGTGACG